CTCATCCATTCCCTGCTGCTTCGGTTTAGGCGCTTTCTGCGCAGCTTGCAGCTTCTGCCATGCGAACTGCTGCGACCGTATACGTGCGTCATCTCTGTACTTCAGCGCAGTTGCAACGTCTTCTCCATTGCCGGCATCGACTGCCTTGGCGATTACGCGCTCGGCCATTTCGGCTTCCTTGGCGGCCTTTGATATAGCTGCATCGTATGCACCAAGGTCACTGTTGAAAGCTCGCTGCTCCTGCGCGGTCAAACGGTGCTCAAGGTCGTCGTTGCGCTTACGCAAGAAGTCCATCTCGGTTTTGTCGCGCTTGATGGCCTGGTCGCGGCGCTCTTTACGCTCCTTCTTCTCTTGACGGCGGCGTTCGCGAATCGCTTCACGCTCATCGTCGTCCTCAGAAGGTTCATCGTCGTCTTCCTGCGATACCCGCTCATCGTCTTCATCGGGCTCCTCATTGGGGTCTTCGTCAGGAGGAGTGAGGTCTTTTTCGTCTTCGACGATTACAATTTCCTCTTCCTGCAATTCTTTTTTAATGTCTTCTGGCATTTGTCACCTCCTTCAGATGAATGCCTTGACTGCAAGCGGGTCTCCATGAACCTGCCCTATTATGTCAAGGTCGTTGAAAATTACGAACATTGCGTTTTCCGTTTCGCCGTCTTTCTCGCGGTACTGCACTTCCCACCGGTCGCCTCCGTACTTGGGTACGCGGACAAAGTCTCCTTCATCGCACCAACCCCCTTCCGGCCATGACTCCATGGTGTCGCGGTTTTTGAAAGCCAGGGGTCCTACTGCGATGACTTTGGCTACCTGGGTGTTCCACTTCTCGGTATCCTTCGTCTCGGAATGCAGGATGATACCACTGGCCGTTTTTGTCTTCGGCGTACGGATCTGCACCAGAACCCTGCTCCCGAATGGCTGCACTCCGGCGTCTACTGCCGGGAAAGCCTCCGCTAGAGCGTTCTCAGATGTCATTGTTTCCATTCTTTTCTTCATCGATTAAGGTTAAGAGTACTTCGATTGCGGCTTCAAGCCCCGCAATCGTACCTGCCCTGAAGCCGTACTCAAAGGCGTCCCGGGCTTGAGGTCTTTTCAAGGCCTCAAGAGCATACGTCTGCTGCTTCGCTTTCAGCGTATTCAGCAGATGAGTTTCAAGATTCATTCGTTAAGGATTAGGGTTGATGCCTGTACCTGTGCTCACCTTGATATCTTCTCCTGTCTCGATTTCAGCAGCGGCAAGTAGTTTCGCTGTCTCATTATCGGAAGTATTCATCGCTTCACGGCTCTGCAGTTCGGCGGCCTTGCGCTCATTCTCCGCCTGCTGACGCATCAGTTCACGCTGCATTTCTGCCTGCATTTCCTTCTCTTTCTCTATGAGTTTTGCCTGCTCAAGCTGAGACTGGAGCTGGAGTTTCATCTTGTCCATCTCAGACTGTATCTGAAGTTTCTGCTGGTCAAGCTGAAGCTGCGACTGTGATTTCTGCTGCTCCATCTGCATCTTGGCCTGCTGAAGCTGCGCCTGAATCTGTATTGCCTGCTCCTGCGTTTTGTTGTTGAGCTGTGCAACCTGTATTGAATGGTCAGGTGGCATCGGCGGTTCCGGACGGTACTTCTGCGCTTCTTTGTCAAGCGAGGCAAGCTGCTCACTGAACTGGCCAAGCTGCTGTTCGATGATCTGCTGTACTTTGACAATGAGTTTGGCCTGATCTTCCGCTTCCTCTGGAATGAGCTCCTCTTTCTGTGCGTCATCGACAGCCGTATGCGTTTCAGTCAGGTAGTAGTTGAGCAGATGGTCACGCAGATGCACGGCCATTGGATAGAGAAGCGTCTTTACCATTGCGGCATTTCCTCCAAACAATGGCGACTGCAGGAATGCAATGTGCACCATCAAGTGCGCCATGTGGTCCTGTTTAGGCAGTACATAAATCGGTCGGCTCATGACTGCGGCAACATTCTCGCTGGCGGGATCCATATCCTCACTCCCCGGTCGTGCGTTGAGCACCTCTTTCGGGGATACCTTCATTGCACGGAGGAACATCTCCTCAACCTTTTGCGCATCATACATCTGAGGTATCACGGCCGCACGCTGCATGATGGCCTGAATCTGGGCGAAACGCTGTACCTCACTGAAAATGCCGGGGTCGCTCATAGGTATGACATCAAGCGGTCCGTCAAAGTCACTCGGTTCAATGTCAATACCTGCACCCTGCAGTTTGATGTCATCCTCGGTCAGGTACGCGCTGTTGAGTCGGTGAATGACCTTGAAGCAACGGGTCATTGACGAGTGCAGGCGGCTGTGGATTGAACTGAACACGACCATTCCCTGCTCAATGAGCGCCATGGTGGTACCTACAGGCTGCTGCTGACTGGTATCGGACAACTTCTCAAAACTGGTCTGCACGATTCCACGCCCTGCCTCAATGAGGAAGCCAAGTAGCTGGAACAATACGCTGCTCGGTCCGTTGAAGGGAAGCGGCATTGCGAGCTTACGGACATCATCAACCATCGCCCCGCCATCAAGTTCCACAACTTCCGTAGGCTGGACATTGACGGTCTGCCCGCTCGGGCCGCCTTTCAGTTTCAGGAGAGTAGGTACATTCTGAATATGGGCTGAGTCAAGCAGGGCACGAAGGGCACCGGTTGCCGCACCGCTGAGACCGCCGATCATATGCGTCAACCCGATGGGATAGGCCCCACGCCAGGGGACGAACGGAAACTCAACAATCCAGTCAAGTTCACTCTTCATCTCGTCATCCTTATCCCAGTTGCGATATAGAGCCAACGGTTTTTCGGTTGTCTTGTCAACGCTGAGGATGTAAGGCTCCAGCCCGCCACCGAAGTCCAGGTAGGTATAGATTTCGTAGATGGTGCGCAGGCCGTCTTCATTGTAGCTGTTGTCGGCGCGCCCTTCAATCTTGTCGTTTGCCTGACTCGATTTGCTGTACTCCGGATCATTCGGCATGCCGAGGTCAACATCCATATACATACCGCTCTTTACCCTGCGGCCGTACTCCATCTTCGTGATGTACTGGACGTGGGTCTTGCGCTCCGCAGTGTAGAAGTTCGTAGCCGCAAACGGAAGCAGGATGTCGTCAATGGCGACAAACTCGCTCATCGGCCGGCGATACTGTGCGCTCCACATGAACTTCATATACTGGCCGCCACCAAGAGGAAGCTGAGTGCTGAGCTGCTCAAGTTCGCCACGGAACTCAACCATCTGCTGGGTCGTCTGCCAGTTCATAAAGTCAACCTTGCGAGACGCCTTCTCGACCTTCTTCTTGTCGTGTTCGCCGTAGATCTTACTCTTCACAGGTCCGTTCGGAGGGAAAATCTCTTTCATGAACCGTGCAGAGAAGTCTACACAGGCCTCAACCAGCATAGGGTGTACGACCTTGTTGGCTCCTGAGAACTGCGCTCCACCCGGTGCGTCATCGCCGAGACCTGTACGGCGCAGACCCTCTTCGTACTGCTTGTCTCGCTTCTCTCGGGCTTCCTTATCCCTGCTGATTTTCTCCGTCAGGTCATCAACAGCCTCGTCAAGCATCTCTTTGTCTACTTCCTCAACGATGTTGGCAAAGTGCTCCAAGGTCTCGCGCTCATCCTCCTCATCCTCCATATTGAGAATAGCTCCGCCGTCTTCGGTATCTTCAACCTCGGGAAGGGAATCTTCCAGTTCTATAGATTCACCCTGAAGCTCTTCGTCTTCGTCAAAATCGTACATTTTAGTCATGTGCTTCCTTTCAGTTGAGTAAGTTGTAGTCAGACAATATACGTTACTTTATATGTATTAGCAACTATTTATGTTTATCGTTCAGTGTTGCGCTGGTTACTTGGTTCAGACGGCATATGGGTTTATCCTTTCTTTAGGAGGTCGTTCGATGGCATCATAATCTTTGGCTTTCGGAAGTTCAAACCAGCGGTCATTTTTCAGGTAGATTATCGCCTGTGTGAATGTGTCGACATAATCGTCATGTTCTGCCACAGGAAACTTCGCCAACTGTTTCATGAACTGAGCTGCCCAGCTTACTGGGTGACCGGGGGTCTTTGCTGACTCAGGCGCCCATACCATACCAAGCTCAAGTGTAGGGGCTGCCTGATGTGCACGGGATACTTTATCTGCCCTACCTGGATTGTACCCAATCGCCGGGACTTTTGCAAGACGTAAATCCTGCAGCAGAGACTGACCGCTGGCCTTCTCTTCAATAAGTATCCTATCCGGCCTACGGGCCCTATGGAATGCGTTCTCTTTACTCATTCCTCCGTACTCTGTACTCCAATCCTTAACTACCTTTGAGCGCATGTCTGGATAGCTGAGGTGCTCATCCCATGCATCCACCAGCATGACGTTACGCTGGCCTTGGTACGTAAACACCGCCCATACAGAACACGCGGTCGGGTCACCGGTTGTCTTCTCGGTAAACGCACAGTCGTAAGACTGCAGGATGTATTCAAATTGAGGAAGCCCTTTATCTGAAGGCCATAGTTGAATGTAGTTCGTCTTGAGTATACCTCCGCCAGAAGGTTCCGGATTCTGCTGCAGCTGTCCGCTTGACCCATACACACCCAGCATTGTCTTCAGTGTAGCTACTTCTGAAGGACCTAACCTATCGGGAGATATGAGCTCACCTTCTTCTGTTCTCAGGTCATAGGCACCAAGGACTGTTCGGCGTTTTACCTTGTCATACTCCATCGGAATGAGAATATGCTCCCAGCCTCCGAGTTCTTCCAATATATATCCGCTGATGTCTTTCTCGTGCAAACGCTGCATGACGACTATGTTCGCATCTGTTTTAGCGTTGTTCAATCGCGAACTCCATACACTGGCCATCCACGCTATAGTGGACTCACGTATGACATCTGACTGTGCTTCCTGCGCATTATGTGGATCATC